AATGGAATTACTGACATATCGCATCTTTTCCCATATTGGTTCATAATCCCAAATCTGTTGTACCGGAAATTCACGGCTTAATGGAATTTCCTTGAACTTTTTCTGCATCATTACCGGGATTTTTGAATTATTAATCTGGTCAACCCGGTGTTGCCATCGGTCTGGGGTGTGCATTTCAAAAAGCAAATCCCCCCGCTTAAAATCTTTCGGGTGTTGCAAACAAGTAGCACAGGCCCATATGTCATAACTGGTATCCTCATATGGGGTTTGTTTTAGCGTTTCTGCGGTGCCAAGAATTAAAACCTTGTCATTCTTTCCCTCTTTTTTGCCAACCTTTATTTCTGGGTTATCGGTGTTTGTCTCTTCTGCTTTCATCTTCTCAGCTTCTTCCATGATTGCCTGCTCGAAATAATCTTTCTTTGCTTTTTCTGCTTCCCTCGCTAACCGCGCCCGAAACTCTTTTGCTTTTTTCGCGTCTTCTTTAGTCATTTTTCTCCTCTTAAAGTAAGGGACCGAGTTTCCCCGGCCCCGTTATTATTTACGTTGCCTCTACAATCTGGAATGCGTAAATATTGGACTCCGTTACCGTTGTCGAACCGCTACTTGAGGCAAGTTTCACCCGCAGCGTTGAACCCGTGGACGTATCCTTGAATCGCGCCGATGAAAACGGCCCGAAAAGAAAATCCTGTGAGCTTTTCGTTGCAGTGGTTTGATAAGAAAAATCTCCAATACCCTTACCCGCAAAATCTGTACCGGTAGAACTGAAAGTAATCGTAACATGATCCCAAGTTGATGCAACAAACACACCAACAAATAGATTGCTCATATCGTCACATTCAATCGTGAATGGAGTTCCCGCCGTGCTAGAAACACAGTGGGTTCCGTCCGTAGAGCGCAAACCGATCCCGGCAGTACCAATCCTATCGGGATCCCAGCTATTCCGTGCCAATTTTGCAGGCACAATCGCTTTAGCAGCCATATTATCCTCCCATTAGGTAGTAAGTCCGCCGGCGGCCAAGTAAGCACAACCCAATCTATCAGGTCGCACAACTTTTATGCCGTAGACATACAGGCCACGGACAGCATCGGCGAAATAATCTTCAAGTCGAAGAGCTTCGATTTTTTCCACCTGGCCCGCATAAGCCAGAGCATCGGGCATGCCAAACATAACACGATACTGGGTACCGTTATTTGACACGTTGTTGCTCATAAAAATGTTAAATCCCAAATAGGGACCAACAAACCCATTATTTAAGACGGAAGAATTAGGCTCATTAGCATAACCGCCACCGTCCATATTAGCACCAGGTGCAATTACTCGCGCCCACACGAGATATTGAATACACCACGGGGGTAAAATTACCCACCGTCCTTCGCGGGGGGCATCTTCTTCATCTAGATATCGATGCATATATGTAAGGACATCAATGATTTCCTTGGAATATATCGTTCTAGAAGTGCCAGAACTGCCGAGATTTGTACTATTTGTTACACCCGCATCGCCATATTTAGCGGCTAGTGCCTGATCAATAGTATCTCGAACAGCATGGCCAGATTTTACCATCGCCTTGTCCATTAGGGTGACGTTAGCTTGCGCCTTATCAACATCATCTAATTTGAAGGCGAAATACTTTTTTGCATCAATAACCAACTCAAGCTGTGCATCGTCAAGCTCTGAATAGGTAATAGTGGAAGTATAATCACTTACCGAGATATCACCAATTTCATTAATCTTGAGAATATTGCCGAATTTAATCTCACCTTCATAAGACTGGTCGGCTACCTTCCCATAGACTAGAGCTTTATCAACATTGACGATGACTCTGCGAGACCATAGAGTTGGTTTGAATTGTTCCATCGCCATTCTTTATGTCTCCTATTTTTCCTTTTTGGGCGGCTCAATAACTTTATGTCGTATATTTTGTTCTGCGATCAATTCATCCAATTTTATTGGATTTGTTTTTTCTAGAGCCGCCAATTCATCTTCTGTATATTCTTCTATTTTTTTCTTTGTGGGATCACCGCTCTTGGGCGGGTCTCCCTTAAACCGTTTAGCTATTTCAGATTCGACACTGGTTTTAATGGGAGCCTCATATTCTTCTACTAGCTCCTCTATATTTGTTCTTGTCTCTTCCTCGTTTGCGCCGATATATCGCCGCAGCATTTTATCCGGTATCTTGATACCTTTTTCATTTTCAAATTCTTTAGCAATCGAATAGGCCAGATTGATTTGTTTTTCTTTGTTGCGCTCTTTGCGTTCTTGCTCTATCTGTTCTCTTAGTTGCCGGATTTGTTTTTGTTCTTCTGTTTCGGGGGGATTACGTTTTGTTACTTCATCCTCCACGAGCCCCGGAAGTGTTTTTTCTTTGAATGTATCCAGAGCTTTGGCAACCCCAGCGTCGAAAACTGATTTCAACGATTTATTATCATTCATCAGTTTTGTAGCATCTGATTTGTTTAGTCCTGATAAGTGTTTCTCTACAGCATCCTTGTTCAGTTCTTCAACGGCAGCCTTGACTTTCTCTAAGTCTGCATCATCTTTCAAATACTCTTTTAACTTGTCCATTTATTCTCCTTAGCCTCACTTGTACAATTACCAAGTGGGTATAAAAAACCGCCTTTCGGCGGCTTGGTTTGTGTATCATATTTAGTTATTTATGATATATAAATACCTTTGTAGTTTATTTATGTTACAAAAACGTTAGCATATATACATAAATACCGACATTTTTAAACTATTTTTTATATTTCTTTTCCCATTCCTTATATGTTATATATTTCTGTATTCCCTTTTCCCGCGTCCGCCGCAGTTTCGGACTAATCCCTTCTACGGTTTCACGCTCACGGCATCGGCAATTTATATCCCAGCTTGCAACCCCGCTCTGTAGCGGGCCGTCTATCCACCCGATACTTGGTACAAACCATTGCCATTTACCATCATGTTTCTTTGCTGGCCTGTTATCCATAGCTCCATGCTCCAGACGGGTTCTGCGGTCAAGAGTTGCATCCCATACAGGTACTACATCTATTCCCAAGCTCTCGGCCCGGTCTCGGCTTGCCTGCTGCCCTAATACCGCCGCCCGCTGTCCTTCTGTGCGTACTATCCGCAGAGCATCGTTCGCGTTTCCATTAATCGCGTCTTTTATCTGCTTGCTCATCTTCGGATAACTTGCGCCTTGCGTTAGTCCCTGCGCGATAGCGCGGCGGATCCGCACCCTGCCCGAAGTTCTTAGCCTTGTTTGTGCTATCTTTCCTAACTCGTTTTTAACAGCGGCTTCTATCGCGCCCTTCGGTGGTGTTCCCCACTGCAAGTGTATTCCCAAGTTCTGGTCATATGCCCAGCCGTAACGAAAGAAGGCTTCATTAAACGTAGTCCGCTTCATATTCTCGACTAGGTTGCCATTGCGGGAAAACATCGGCCCGATTTCTTTCTCTATCTCGACATATAGATTCTTGAGCCGGTTATACTTTGTCATCTCGGCCAAAGTGAGCGCTCCGCCACGGGAATACTTCTCGTATAGCTTGCCTATTTTGCCTCTCAAAATTTCCAGCGATTCTAAATAGTTTTTTAAAATAAATGCTTTATATTTATTTTCTATTTTCATTAAACTATAGAAAATCTGTTTTTCTAGTTCTGTCAAAGAGCGGGTGGGCATTATGTTTTATTCTTCACATGCTTGTCTATTGTAAAGATACATTCATCCTCAAACGGCCCCGAAGTGACATAGCTTGAGGTATATGTACCATAAACGGTAAAACATACCTTTCTATCTTTATTGTCACTTATAGCCAAGTCATCACCCGACAGAGTAACCAGTTCCTCGGATGAGGGACTAACGATATCTACTGAGCTACGGCTATTTATCGCCGTGCCTTTCATGTCCGTAAGAGTCCATTTCGCTGAGTTAGGCGCTAATCCCGCGTCATCTTCGTCAGAGAAATTCATCTTGATAGTATACGTGCCGTTTTCATCGGCATGTGTAGTGAGTGTCGTTCTACTCATTAGGTCGTCGGGTCTTCTATCTCTATCCGCCAAGCAGGAAAGTTTACCTTGTTGCCGGTAGTCAGTGACTGAATCGGTGTAGAACATTCGTTGACAATATACACGGCAGTTGCACTAGTAGAGCTTTCCAGCAGACACACAAACTTTGCATCACCGCCAGCCGATACGCTTACACTTGATTTTGCCATAATATCGACTTTCCGCCCGCCGCCGGTGGAGGTGGAATTACCAAGAGTAAATGCAGTACTCGTCATCGCCACTTCTGCAAGCATTGCTAAAGATGTATTTTTCGCCTTTGCCCAAGTATCCGGCTGCG